CCGGCCATCTTCACGGCGATCAACGCCGACACCATGGAGATCTACACCGAGCTCGTGCCCTTTGATCCTGCGCTGGCGCAGCGCATGTCGGATCGGGCCGTCAAGGTCATCACCGCCACCCGGGCTGGTGAACTGCTGCCGCGCAGCTTCAACGACTCGACCCATTTCGAATGCCGCATGTGCGCCTGGCAGGACCGCTGCTGGAGGAATCCCACATGAACGACCACAACATCCCACAACCCGAACCCATGGTGGATGCCAAGCAGGCCGCCGCTGCATTGCGCTTGCCGTACTACTGGTTTGCTGACCCCGCGATGCGTCAACGCTATCGCATCCCCCACTACCAGATCGGCGCACTGATTCGCTACCGCTTCAGCGAGCTCTCCATCTGGATGGCAAACAGCCATCTGAATCAGGATGGGGGCAGTGACACAGTCGAGGAGGCTCAATGATCGATTTCAACGACATTGAGAACCCTGCGTCTGCCAGTCACGAACCCACGCGCGAACAGGTTCGTAGCGAGCTGTTGGCCCGGCTCGAATCGGTGCTGATGGGTCTATTCCCAGCTGGCAAGGTTAAGCGCGGCAAGTTCCTGATCGGCGACATCCTCGGCAGCCCTGGCGACAGCCTGGAAGTCGTGCTCACTGGCGAGAAGGCGGGTCTTTGGACCGACCGTGCCGACGACTCCGGTGGCGACATCTTCGACCTGATCGGCGGCCACTTCGGCATCGACGTCCATGGTGACTTTGCGGCGGTACTCACCCGCTGCGCCGACCTCATGGGACGCGCGGCAGTAACGCCGCGCAAGTCCAAAAAAGAGGTGCTCGTTGATGAGCTGGGCCCAGCCACCGCCAAATGGGACTATCTCGACGGCGAAGGCAAACTGATCGCTGTCGTCTACCGCTACGACCCGCCCGGCGGCAAGAAGGAGTTCCGTCCTTGGGATGCCAAGCGTCGCAAGATGGCACCGCCCGAGCCGCGGCCTTTGTACAACCAACCTGGCATGCGAGCGGTGGACACCGTCGTCCTGGTCGAAGGTGAAAAATCTGCACAGGCGTTGATCGACACCGGCATCTGCGCCACCACGGCTATGCACGGTGCCAATGCGCCGATCGAGAAGACCGACTGGTCACCCCTTGCCGGCAAGGTGGTGCTGATCTGGCCCGACAAGGACAAGCCAGGCTGGGAGTACGCCGACCGTGCATCTCAAGCCATCCTGATGGCCGGGGCTCGCACCTGCCACATCCTGTACCCACCGGAAGACGCCCCCGAGGGCTGGGATGCCGCAGACGCCCGTGCTGAAGGCTTTGATGTCGCCGGCTTCATTGCTCACGGTCCACGCATGCAAATGCACCTGGTCGATGACGACCCGGACACGCTGGCCAACGCCCCAGGTCCGGAGGAGGCGGTCTGGGGCACGGAAGATGCCCTGGCACTGTCCTTTACCCGCCGCTACCACAAGGACTGGCGCTATGTGGCCGGCTGGGGCAAGTGGCTGGTCTGGGATGGGCAGCGCTGGCGTTCGGAAGACACGCTCGCTGCCACCGACCTGATCCGTCACGTCTGCCGTCACGCATCGCTCAACACCCGCAACCCGCGCATCGCCTCCAAGTTGGCGGCGTCCAGCACGGTGGGCGGTGTCGAGCGCCTGGCACGTGCCGACCGCCGGCATGCCGCTACGACTGAGGAGTGGGACGCCGATCCCTGGCTGCTCAACACCCCGGGGGGCGTGGTCGATCTGCGTAGTGGCCGTCTGCGGCCGCACGAACGGGGTGATCGGATGACCAAGATCACCACGGCCACACCCCGAGGCGAATGTCCGCAATGGCGAGCGTTCCTCAATGACGTTACAGGCGGTGACCAAAACCTGCAGGACTACCTGCAGCGCATGGTGGGCTACGCCTTGACTGGCTCGACCCGCGAACACGCCTTGTTTTTCCTGTACGGCACCGGCGCCAACGGCAAGTCGGTGTTCGTCAACACCCTGGCCGACATCCTGGGTGACTACGCGACCAATGCGCCCATGGACACCTTCATGGAGACACGTACGGACCGGCACCCCACTGACATGGCCGGGCTGCGAGGCGCGCGCTTTGTGGCGGCCATTGAGACCGAACAGGGCCGTCGCTGGGCCGAGTCCAAGGTCAAGAGCCTGACAGGCGGCGACAAGATCGCGGCGCGCTTCATGCGCCAGGACTTCTTTGAGTTCTTTCCGCAGTTCAAGCTCTTCGTGGCCGGCAACCACAAGCCTGCCATCCGCAACATCGACGAAGCCATGAAGAGGCGGCTGCACCTGATTCCGTTCACGATCACCGTGCCTCCTGAGAAACGTGACAAGCACCTGCAGCAAAAGCTGCTGGCTGAGCGCGACGGGATCCTGGCCTGGGCTCTGGAAGGCTGTCTGGCCTGGCAACGGCTGGGCAGGCTCGATCCGCCGCAGCAGGTCTTGGATGCCACTGACGAGTACTTCGAGGCCGAGGACGCCCTGGGCCGCTGGCTCGATGAACGTTGCGTGCGGGTCGGGACGGCCAAGTCGCTGACGGCTGAGCTCTTCACGGACTGGAAGCAGTGGGCCGAGGCCGCTGGAGAGTTCGTGGGTTCGCAAAAACGCTTCGCCGATTTGCTGCTGACCCGTGGCTTGGAGAAGTGGCGCAACGGCATGGGTTTGCGTGGCTTTCAAGGCATTGGCCTCAAGGCGCCGCCAACACCTTCCTACACCCCGTACTCGGACAACTGACCCCATAAAAACCGTGTATCTGACGGATCGGACAGACCTTGTCGAAACCCCTATATCCCGCGCGTCACGCGCACGTGTAGAGAGTTACGTCAAAACCTGTCCGATCCGTCAGACCGAACAAAAAACAAGGACTGACAACATGAATACGACCATCCTCGCCCTCGATCTGGGCACCACAACAGGCTGGGCACTGGCCAGCTGCGAAGGCAGCATCACCAGTGGCAGCCAATCCTTCAAACCGCAACGCTTCGAAGGCGGTGGCATGCGCTTCCTGCGGTTCAAGCGGTGGCTCACCGACATCAAGCAGTGCAACGACGGCATTGACCAGGTCGTCTTCGAAGAAGTCCGCCGCCACATCGGTGTCGACGCCGCGCATGCCTACGGCGGCTTCATGGGCCAGTTGACCGCCTGGTGTGAGCACCATCAGATTCCGTACCAGGGCATTCCAGTCGGCACGATCAAGAAGCACGCCACCGGCAAAGGTAATGCGAGCAAGGACGAGATGGTGGCATCTGTCCGCACACGTGGCCACGCACCTGCCGACGACAACGAGGCCGATGCCATTGCGTTGCTTTATCTGGCCCGTGAGATGGCCGCAGAGGGGGTGTGACATGAAAGTGCCGCAATACCGCTACCGCTGCCCCCTGGGCAATCTGCAGCCGACCACGCCCGACCTGGATGCCGTCAAACGTGAGGGCTGGCGCAACGACCACATCCTGGTGGTGTCGGAAGAAGACGAGCGCCTGGACTGGATCGAACGGCAATTCGTCCGTCGCCTAGGTGAACGCCTCTACGGGGATGGAGGCAAGCGTCATGACTGAGACCCGAATCGAATGGACCGTGGAGGATGTGGCCGCCCGATTTGCCGAGGCAGCCGAGACCGCGCACAAGCTCCCCCGTGTCCGCCCAGGCGGCTACTTCAACCCCTGGATGACGCTGGCCATGCAGGTGCCTGAGCGCTACCCTGACCCTGAGCGGCTGTACCGACCCATGCCGCCCAGCCCTCAAGCCGTGGAGCGGATGCTTGAGACCATGCGCTGGGTGCAGTGGCTGGAAGTGGAGCAGCGGCATCTGGTCTGGATGCGGGCCAATCGCTATGAGTGGCAGCAGATCGGCAGGCGGTTTGCCTGTGACCGGAACACGGCGGCGCGGCGGTGGAACAAGGCGATCTCACTGGTTTTATTGCACCTGAATCACCCACATATCTGCAGGCCCAAAGCCATGAGTCTGGGAGGGTAAGGGTCTGTTACTTTGTCCATGGTTTCGGGTGTTTGGCCGAAATCCGCACTTGTGGGTATGCAGCATGGAGGCCCATTTGAGCGTACAGTTTCGGCTACGGTCAGGACAGAAGCGCAAGACGCTGATGCCGCCAAAACTCTGACGCATCTGACGCATATTTGATGGGTCCTTCCGGTCGCCTCCGCTATGCGGGGGGCAACAGCGCGAGATTTCGATAGCGACTGACCTGAAAAACAGGTTACCACCTGGCCAGGTTACCGGCCTGTGGTTACCACCATCCCTGACAGTTACCACCCCCTGAATATTTCCAACCCGCCCGGCGGCAACGCTCGGCGGGTTTTTCAATTCCATGACGCCA